CGGTGTAATAGTAAATTGACTTGAATCATTAGTAATAGTTGCCGCGTTTCCTATACTGTCTGTAGTATAATAGGAATATGTCAAAGGCAATTCTTCTGGATCGGTGGCGTCTACCGTTATGTTTATCGGTGTGCCGTATGACATCGTATAGTTAGCATCACCAGCGGATGTAATTGTGGGTGTTTCATTTATTAGAGCAATGTTATACCATCCGGCACCACTCCAAATGTAAAGTCGACCAGTCTCTTCAACAAAAGCCTGATCTCCGATACTGTTTCCTATAAGAGGTAAATCATCTGTAGTGTTTAAAACTACTTCACCGGTCTCCAATTTAGGTTCAACACCTACCGTTGCGGTAGAAGATAAAGCGCCATCTTTACTAAAAGCTTTTGATATGAGTCTTGATTTGCTTGCCGGCATCCATCATTCCTTTTTATACTCCCGAAGTATGATGCCACAAATTTCTAATGCACGATCATAGCCGGGTCTAAATCTATTCCTACGATTTCCGTAACGTTTAAACCATTCTAAGCTATTTATAACTCCTGAGCGTTTCTCTTCAGAAATATCGAAATTTCGTGCTAGGTCCTCGTACTCAGACCTTAACACGAGCAGTTCAGCCAGTGATGTACTCATAGATTTCCTTCCAGTTTTTAAAGAACGGTAGATCAGTTTTTTTCATATTATGCTCATGTTCCACAATAAGACTTTCAAGACCCAGTGTATTGCCGAGTAGAGCATTCTCAACTTTATCTTCGATCCATATGTATCCACTACCACGATATGGTTCTAGGTACTCATCTTTATCTTCACCGGTGTCAGCAAAGATAAACTTTTCGAAAGCAGTTTCACCAAACAATTTTTTAGTATTTAATATACGAAGCTTTTGAGCGGATTCGTCTTTTGACAATGACGTAATCATATGAAACACATAACCATGTTTACGATGAAGTAGATCAACGTAATACATCGCATCACGTAAAGGTGGAAGAAAACCAATCGCAGCAGACTCGTTAAATTGTCTTACAATTTTTTTCTTATCTTTATGATCAAGGCCATAGCGATCACCCATATCGTAATGAGCGCCACCACCCTCAACCATCTTATAACCTTGAGTATGCATCCAGACATTGAAAGCATACTCCCAATTCATAAGTACACCGTCGCAGTCAGTCAGTATCACTTTATTCATATTATTAAGCATTTTTTTTCCTTTCATTTAAACAGTGGTGACATATATTCGAAAACTTTGTTATATGCACTGCACTCATACTGCCAGCAGTCATAAAACTCATAATCATCTATAAATTCAGCAGTTGGAGTATCGTATGTTTCTTGATAATTGTCCCACTGTTCATTCATATATGTCATTCCCTCCAACAAACCTTGTATAGGAGTCAACCGGCAAAGAGTATTCTTTGCTTCTTCTAGAGTCATTTCAATTTTATGGAAATCTGACATTCTAAACATTTGGTTTCCTTTCCTTATCATGATACTAGAATAAACTAATTCTTATGAAAAGTAAACCCCTAAAATGCATTTTTTTAATTATAATGTGAAAGTGTTACATTTTTGTCACGGTATAAGTTATACTCATAATTGTCTGTTTCTACATTTTCACGAAGCCAGAACGCTCCGTTACTTAAATGAAACTTCTTAGCCATCTCGGTCTTAGGACTCATTGTCACTAGTCTTCTAATATTTGGATTATTCAAAACCAAATCCCTTAGAGCCAAGACTATTGTTCTACCAGCGCCTTTTGCACTGCTCCAAACAGTGTAGGCGACTATGATGTCGCCTTCCACATCTTTAAATTTTTCAAGTTCTTTTTCACTTGTTGGTATATCGTTGCAGTAACACGTGCATATTACTGCGGATAAATCATCTAGTACATAAACTTGCTTACCAACATCAAGTTTATTAACATGTGGACGAACCGGATCATTTGCGAGAATATCCAGCTCGTCCATTCCTATAAGTCTTATCATTACTAGCCTTTGCGTGCTACAGATTCTAGTTCATATTTTTTTACAACTACGTTCCATTTTTCTTGGTTCTCTACTGATTTTATTCTTTTGTCTTTTTGTAGAGAAAGATTTTTATTTCTATTTTTCTTTTTGTTACGTGAATCGTATCGACTGAACTTAGCCATTTTAGTCCTCTAGTAGTTTTCCAAAAGTTGCGGGACCAGCTACTCCATCTGGAGTTAAACCATTAGCAGCTTGCCACTCTTTAAGTGCTCTTTCTGTGCCTGGGCCAAATACACCATCAGCACCAATACCGAGCGCTTCTTGCATAATCTTAACGCCTTCACCACGAGAACCCTTGCGCAGCACACCAATATCATCAATAATTTCTTCGATGTCATCGTCACCATCATCAGCTACCATTTCAGCAGACATACCAAGTACTTCCATTGCATTTGTATATCTCTGTTGTCTATCCTCAAGACCAATCTTACCACCATTGATTTTTTTAGTCATCTTAACAACGTCGTCGGTATCTGCAATATCATTTAGGTTATTTGCATCCCAGAACCAACACGCTGACTCAACTGCTCCCTTTGGTGTAGCAACGTATTCTGCTGCTTCCTCAGCACTAATGCCAATAGAATCACCAAAACGAGTATAGTTATCACGACCGGTTAGTTGCTTTAGACCACGGCCTCTGAATAGCCAACCATCACCTTCGTTTACATTACCCATTTTATATTTACGGAACTCATCCATATAAACATAATTTGCAATCATTTCTGGTTGACGATGATATTCATCAGCATCTCTCTTAGGTGCATCACCAAAGTAACGACCAAATACCGCTCGTAAAGCTTTAGCTGAATAGTTTAAGTTTTCTTCAAGTCTTTTAAAGTTACCACTTTCGTGAGCACACTGACTTAAAAAGTGAGCAACCCTCCGCTCCGTCGTGACTCCATATTTTGGTAAAATATCACATAAAGCTTCATACCAAGCATCTACATCATCATTGCCTGGGATAATTTTAGCTAGATGATCTCTAGTGAAATCAAAATTAAATGGCATTTTCTCCATAGCCTCCTATTGTGTTTTCCATTTCTGATGCAAATTCTGAATACCCTCCGATATATTTTTTTCCTTTAAATATCTGAGGAACGGTCTTTACATCCGGTACTAAAAGTTTAAGTTCTTCTTTATATTCAACGTGTGAAACGTCTTTGTACTCATAATCAAATCTATAGTCTTCACATAATTTTTTAGCTCTATCGCACCAACCGCAATTAGGTCTTCCATAAATTGTTATTAAAATGGGTTTATTCTCCATTCCATATTTCCCATAGACCATATAATATAGCGAGTCCAGCTGCAATCTTTGCTAAAGGTGCTAAGAACAATACAAGAACGCCTAGTACTACAAGCGCTAGTCCTGATAGTGTACTTCTTTCACCAATTCTTTGTTTAATCCAATTTAACATTTTATGCTCCTATGTTTAGCATTTCTTTTGTCATAATATAATCTCTTACAAGATCTGATCTAATAATGTCTTCCCAACCAAAGTTAATGACTCTAAAAAATCTCATTTGCTCAACTATACTTATAAACTTTATAATACCATTTTTTTCATCATCACGAGTAAAATCAGTTTGTAAGTAGTCTCCACAAAAAATAATCTTACAGTCGTTTCCAACACGAGTAATGACAGAATCTAGTTCATGAAAGTTCAAGTTTTGCATCTCATCGACTAGAATGATACATTGGTCAAACGTAGCTCCACGGATATATGATGTTGTTTCAAACTCTAATTTATTAGTCGATTCAAGTTTTCCATAAGCTCCGGGATAACCAAAAAATTCATGACATATATTCTTGTATGGTAGTTTAAATGGTTCTTCCTTTTGTTCTTTTTTACCCGGTAGAAATCCATTATCACGTGTAGGAACTAACGATCTTAGTATTACTATTTTTCTATATATGTCAGGTTTATTTAAAAGTTCTTTAAATGCAAAGTATAGACCTATGAATGTTTTACCAGTACCAGCACTTCCGTTTAAGATTACATTATATCCATCTTCCCACGCTTTAAATGCTTTTTTCTGATTATCGGTTATTGGATCAATTTTTTCAAGCTCATCAAGAGTTACAGTTAATGAATTACTTTTTTTCATGTTTTTATAGTATTATCCTTTCCAGCTCCTGATTTAACTCTATTTAAAACATCTTTAAATCCATCGGGTACTTTTGAATTTAAACTTCCTACACTGGCAACAACTCTTGGTGCTGACAGAACTTGAACGACGTCAGGCATTTCATCAAGAATGGATTGAAGTTCATCCCAACTACAAACAATATCCCAAGTATGATTATGTTTTATGTCTTTTAGCGTATAGCTCGGCATAATTTTTCCACCATTTCCAATTATTGTCTACCTCATATCTATACATAGTTTTCCAACTCTTTGATATAGATGACCAAATTTGTATGAGTTTATTTTTCTTCTTGTGCGTTTGACAAAGGCGCATTTTCATACCTTTTCCCCACTTTATCTCTTCTATAATATCGTAGTCAAGCTGCCACATTAAACCACTCCGGAATATCTCGTTTTGTCCAAGCCATTTTAAATCTATCCTGTTTAGTTTGATAATACTCTTGATACGAACGAACAGGTTCGCCTTCATGAATACATTGTGGTTCATGTTTCATCGCAAGAGCAAATGGAGTGAGTTTTCCTTGTGGAATATTTCTTGGAGGCTGTAATAAAGTTTCTATTAGCTTTGACGTGCTATGTTCTTTGTTATAACGATAAGTATATTCGTCAAGTAAAGCTATGAAATGATCATAGTGCCAATGATAGTTGCCATCAGTCTGCATTGTCCATACTGTACAGGGGTGATTATGATGAACTGCTTTGTACAGTCGTTCCTCCATAATTGGTTTTGGATGAACCCAATAATTAATTATACGTTTACCGGACTTCGATGGTCGCTTTTCTACGTAACCATCGAGCATACGATGAGCAGTTGATAACATTTGAGCGGACTCAATTATCATTTTTACGACATGTTTATCGCATTGCAATTGAGCCGCTTTTATCGGATCTTCGTCAAGTATAAAGAGATTCATTTTTCTTTCCTAGTTACTATACTAGTATTCTATCACAGTTTCCATACAATGTAAACTAAAAAGTTTATGCGGCTACCTCCATCACTGATTCTATATGATTATCGAGAAATTCTTTTTTTGTTTTAATCTTTTTCATGAGTTCAAATTCTCCTTCGCGCTTAAGTACATTAGCGTATGTTTCAAGTTCAGCTGAATCTTTACGTAATCTTTGAATTTGGTTATCTGACATTATTGTCTCCTCTTGAAATGTAAAAGCTGACCATCTTCTGAGAAGGTCAGCATCAAGTTTTAGATTATTGTTAGAATTAAACGAAATCACTTGTGAATCAAACCTGGGAAAGCCTCCATTACTACTGCTTTTGTAACACCTGTTATTGATTGTTTTGAAATCATAGATACTACGAGCTCCGCGTCTTTTGGATGAATAGCTTCAAGAAGTCTAAGATAGTTCTTCTCTCTTTTAGCTTTCATCATTCTTTCGCCTTCTCCACCTTTTACAAAATATCTAAACTGCGTATTTTGTCTAAGTAAATTTGAAGGTACCGATTGTTCTTCGTTTGGGGTATAAGGCGGTGTACCGGGTGGTATCAACCATTGCACGACATCGTCGTATGTTCCACGTAAAATATCTTTTAAAGCCCATGATTCATTATCTCTTAAAACTTGAATCTTATCTGCCTTTGATCTTTTTTTACGAGTTTCATCAATTACTTCATAAACTAGTTTTACCATTTTTTATATAAACTCCTGTACACTTTCTAAAAGCAACTTACATCTTTTATTTACGAGGAAAGGAAATACTTTACCTTTATTCTTGTAAGGATCTTGTTGCTCAAAGTTATTTATAATTTCTTGTTTTATACTTTCAGGACATGCTGAATTTTCTGTAAGATCTATCATTTTTTTATTGCGGATGTAGTTGCGATACACCTCTTCACCGAGAGCTCGAGGATCTTTTAGCAACGCTTCTTTCTTTTTCTTAGATAATACGTTTTGCCTACGTCCTTCCATCAAACATTTATCATCAGATAAAACATTAGGAACTCCGTCTCCACCATCACCCTTTAGAATGTGTTCAGCCAAGTATAGACGTGGGTTAGGTTCATCTAAAAACTTTTTAGTTACGGTAGAGAACTGACGAACATTGTCATACTTTTGTAACTGTTTGAAATCTTTATCGGCAGATACGATCATAACTTCTTCATGATTACCGAATTCTTGTGTCCACTTCACAATCTCTGCGATTGTGTCGTCGGCTTCACAACCCCACTGATGGATAACTTTATACGGAAAGTTATCACGTATTTCATCACGTACCATACCAATAATTCGAAAAGCTTCATCCCAATCAATCTTTGATTTTTCTCTTCCTTCAGCACGTTTTGCTTTATATTCTGGATAAACGTCTCTACGCCAGTTGCCACCGCCATCAGCAACGATAACAATTTCACCGTACTTATTTTTAAACTTAGTACGATACATGCGTATTGAGTTAAGAATCATATGGCGTATTAAATTTTCATCTACACCAATGTGACCGATCGCGATAGGTGCGATTGAAATGCCTGAATAGTCAATAAGTATCATAGCCTAACCCTTTTGTTTCATAACTATTATAACACAGTTATAATCAAAAGTAAACCTTTATTATGAAATAATTTTTGAATAAGGAAGATTTAGTTGATCACATAAATCTTGGATGTGATTTAAATTTTTAGATGTGAATGTGACGACATGGTTTCCACCACCAGGTCCATTTTTTTGGAAAGAGGAAAGGTTACACCCGTGTTCCATAGCGAATTGTTTAATTTGAGATTTAGATGCAGTATAGGCGATATCCGATGTAAGTGTGTAAGTCATAATTTTCTCCTTGTAGAAGTATAGTCTATACTAAATCAAAAATAAAGTAAACCAATTAAAAGGATAACTAATATAATAATTAGTATCATTGGCATGCCAAATATGATAAACATACCTATCCAAAAGTTTCTTTTTTGTTTTTTCGGGGGTAATGATCTGTTCCAATATATGAATTTTTTTATGTAATATTTTACTCCATCTATAATAAACTCAAGAAAAAAGTGCCGAACTAGACGAACAATAATAAGTACTGGAG